CTAATCAACCTTAGCAACATCTCGACCAGTGATCAGACCTCTTGTAAAATCCCATCCATCTTCTGGGTCAGCATTCTCATCAGCCAGATATCCAAGTGGTCTTCCCAATACACCTACAGGTGTTCCGGTCAGCATACCAATTGCGGTTAATGTATCCTTAACGGCTTTCTTTTTACTGCCGTCATTCACTATAGCTTCATAAACTGAGTGTGGTGCCCTAACTGTAGATTCAAGTGTAGATACTGATGGCGATGTGGTAAGTTTGTCGTCATACCATTTGTCATTGAACAGATTGACTCCAGCATTAAGGATGTTGCCTCCCGGAATCATGGCCGTCACAGTTCTGAACTGTGATCCAAAGAACAGTGACATGATGTCATCCATATAACCATCATCGTCATCGTCATCCAAACCACCGCCTAATGCTTGTGCGATCACCTCTGCTAATACAGCAGGCATCATGAATCCGAAAACGTAAACATACAAAGCCCTTCCGGCTCCTTTACGCAATCCCATCTCACGAGCGATATGAATGTACTCGGTAGATAATAGGTTGGCCTGCATGTTGAAGTAGTTATAGAACTGTGTGAATGCTCTCATGAAGGCATCGCCAGTTTCAAAACCAGATACATCCTCTGGACTGAAACTACCCTGAGTCTGCCTAACGGCTGAATCTGCGGCACGAATCGACTCCATTTCATCAAGGCCCTGCTCTGCGGCTTGATCGTAAGCACCAGTCCATACAATAGTATCAATCACATTCTGGAAGCCAGCTTGCATAAAATAGCCATGCTTGATAGCAAATTGTCTGGCCTTCTCATAGGTGCTTGGATTAAGCAACATGTCATCAATCGTCTTCTGAATCTCAAATGATTGAGCCGTCATACGGGTTTTCATGAAGTCAGATTTTTCAGAGATTGTTTCAGCTATATCGGTTGGCTGGCGGGTATATTTCCATAGTGCATTGCGCAGATACTTTGGATCTACTTTTACTGCAGCCATGGATAGTCCGGTTGCCTGTTGCAATGTGTTTACTATATTGCCAACCATCATCTGTAATCCGGTGTTACGTCTCACAGTACGGAATACCCAATCAGCCGCTTTACCGGCCTTGCTCTTGGATGGTGTTTCTACCATCTGCTGAGCCGTACGCTGAAGCCACGGAACAAGCATGTCGCTTGCTACTGTTGGGTCTAATGCATCTAATGAATTACGGAACTCTCCGCTAGTCACAAGACGACCGACATCCTTGATATGTGGCTCGATATGCGTGAATTTAAGCACCTTGTCGATATGGGATGGGATGTAACGAAGGTCTAATGCAAGAGGCTTGTTATATCCAGCTACACGGCCTTTAGTGAATCCTTTGCCAGTTGTCGGGAACATATAGGAATTACCGTCTTGCTCCAGCGCATCCTTATCTGCTCTTGCCGCTGCATCTGTATTGATGAATGGGTCTGCCACTGCTGGCATATAACCACCACGATATTCACCGAATGGCGTATTCACTGGATTAGCAGTGATCTCATTGAAATAATACCCATACATATCAAAATGCGCCTTCTGTGCACCAGGCTTCATTTCCTCAAGCAAATCCCATACTGACTGAACGAAATCCATATCAGCCTTGACTAGCTTACCTTCACGGTACATGCGATCAAGGAATGACTGCCAGCGTGATACATCCAACATGCCGTTCTCATCAACCTCGCCCCATTTCCGCCCAAGCAAGAGTTTTGTCAGGTTTGAGTTATTCCCGGTATGCAGTAAAGCACCAAGTAATTCAGCTTTACCGTTGAAGGTATAGTTGATCTCATGCGCCTGTATCTTGGAGTTATCTAATGTTTTCTCGATACCTTTGGTGATATCAAGATACTTCTGCAGATAACCAACACGCTTCACACGATAATCTGCCGCTGCTTCACTGATAGGATTCCAGATGTATTTACGGAAGACATTTGACTTACTGCCATCCATCGCATCTACCCAGAATTCGACACGGCGCAATGAGGCACGTACACCCATCAGAGATATTTTTGTCTTGTCCCATTTAGTCAATGCTTTTGTGTAGCCTGGTAATTCTGCTGGAAGTCCAAGTTCATTAATTCTAGTGATAAGTTCATCTGCCACTTCTTTGCGATCAACCAACTTACCATCAATCTCAATTTGCTTAGAACGGCGTGATAACTTCCATAGAGAATCAACCTTGTCTTTCATGGCCATGAATTCTTCAACTGTCATATCGTTGTAGTTCACAGACGAATCTAATGAATCATCTACTAATGGCAGGATGGATTCATAGGTATAGGAATCATAGCTCTTCAATGCTTCAAGATAAGAACGTGCGGATTTCTCTGCTGACCCAATACCATGACTGGCAAGAATAGCTCTGGCAGCATTCACAAGATTGATGTCACGACCTTTAGCCACTTTCTCATCTGACTTGAATATGGCACGGAAACCTTTAAGTGCTTTGTTGATATCGTTCTGCGCTTCGATAGCAGCACGGTAGGTCTTGTTATTGATCAACTGATCACGTTTGGCACGCACTGATGCAGTGGTATCCCCTTTACGCATGGCAGCTTCATAGGCTTGATAAGCCTTGCTCTCGGCTCGATCATAGACCTTTGGTTTAAGGTCTTTAACCTTCGTGCCATTGACTTTGTTATCTGCTATCTCTTTAGCCGCCGCTTCCATGATGCGACGATTACCAATAGATTTAGCTTGAGCCGCTAACTCGGTTGCTATTACTCTGGAACGCAATTCATTATGAACCGCCTCATCCGCAGCTTTCTGTAGAGATGCTTCATCCGTGATGTCGCCGTGTTCCTGCATCATGCGTTCATCAGTGAGACGTTCGATAAGTGAGTTAGGGTCTTCTGCGGATAGCAGTTCACGAACTAATTGATCACCGCTTTGATATCCGAAGATGCTGGCTACCATGTCGGGATGCAATCCATCCTTTGCCAACATCCCATATTTACCGTAACCAAGTACCTGATAATTAACTGGCGCGATGTCGCTCTGAGGGTACATTGACTCTACAGCTTCGAGGTTGAGCTTAAAGCCTTTATCTACTTTTACATCATCACCATTCTCAGCCTTTAACTCACCTGTTTTAAGTGCTTTTCTGGCACGATAGACAGGCATATCTTCTACCTGTTGACGTATCTCATTCTCGATGCCATCACGAATACCATTGGCCTGTGCCTGCAAGTCTTTAAGGAATTTGCTTCTGGCATTACGCAACCATTTGAGATCGCGTAGCGAACGCTTATCCAGTTCAGCAATAGCATCACCTGTAGCACGCTCATTGTTTTCCAGATACTTCGCATAGTCTTCTTCTGATAAGCCCAGAACATCATTGGATACCGGCATCATGCCGCGCACCTTTTGAGCTTGTTCTATCTGCTCATCTGTGGCGATCATCCTGTCAAATACCTGACGAACTTCATCAGTAAGGTTGGTCTCACCATTGGTGCGCAGAAAATCACTAATGCTCTTGTATGCAGAGATCATGAACTCACGGAATCTTTGAAACAGACCACGCAACTCCATGTTGGGAGATTTACCCTCGAAAGTAAATTGCTCAAATCCTCTGGCGAATTTCTCGTGATATGGGCGCTTGGCTTCGATATCCATTGAACGCCATGTATCAAGATCATTGATACCGAACCATGCCAGAATTTTGTTCATGTCATCCCGTACCTTTTGTGGTGCATCAGGACGACTGGCTAGATCGGAATAGACCTCTAGGAAGAAGTGGCCTGTTTCATGGATGAAGGTACTAAGATCAGCATCTTTAAGCAATGCGATGTTAGCACCGCTTGTGATGTCATTGGAGAAGGTTATCGCACCGCGATTGGATTCTTCTTGCTGGTAGAAGGTGTTACGTAAATCAGGACTTAATTCGCCCCTTGATAGCTTATCGACAAGTCTACCCAGAGTTCGTCGCCCCTCTTCGCCACTTTGTTCGCGTAGAAAGGTATTGAAGAGAGCCGCTCTTTTTTGCGTAGCGATTCCCGCGCGATAGGGATTAGTGCGGTCTCCTGATAGTTCGGAAGCCTGCGCCTTAAAATAACCATCATTGACTCTAGTTCCATCGTCAACTCTTTTGAATTGTCCACTGTCTGCGTCATAGATGATGTTCTTTAAGTCGGGTAGATAATCAGTTGCACTCTTCCATGAATTATACATTAACTCCCTGATGTTATGGACATCATCACCCTCTTTCCAGTCCAGCTTGCGCATGCCACGGGCACGCTCAGTGTTACCGTATTCTGCAATCGGATCAATCTGTGCTGAATGAGGCTCCAGGTGTCTTGTTGTGCCGTATTTAAGCGCACTGGATAACATGTTCTCATTGCGACGATAAAAAGCCATCCGACTTAATCCAGCAGGATCGCCTATCAGCTTCTTGCCATTATTATGCGCATAAGCAGCGGCAATGCCATAAATGACGTTTCCGCCGTCAATACCAGACTGAAGGCGTGAAACATCAATCCAGACCTTATCTCCCTTGACGAATATATAGCCAGACCTAGCTTTTGAATCAGGAACCGATATTTCCCAAGCCCTGTCAGCTTTATACTGTCGCATTTCAGGGCGGTCTTCCTGCTCGAAGAAGTTGGTGATAGCACCTTTGCTTAATGGCAATGCTTTGTAAGCTGGGTCTATATCATTTGTAATATCAGCCACAGATTTACTATCTGATGGTGACTTTTGAAAAAGCTCTGGATCACGCGCAAGATATTCAAGCGCAGCGGTAAGGAAGGTATCGCCTTGGTCTTTTGATGGAGTACGGTTATTGCGTTGATGAAGTATGTTGGGATCATTAGGGTCGAACGTACCTCTATTGCCTACGGCGGATTTGATTTGCTCAGGGCTGAAAGCAACGAGGTCACCTATTTCACCATTAGGCTTGTACTGTATAACCCCATCATACCCACCAGAAATTGCAATTTCTTTAATTTTTGAGCCATCTAAACCTTGGCCAACAAGCTCTCTGTAGTCAGTTCCATCAGGTAGCCTTGTAATTAAATCTTTACCGGTCCGTAACGTAAGTGGCGATTTTATTGAAACGTAAGTTGGAATTATATTTGCGCCATCGCCATGTCTTAGTGCATACGAATTAGCATTATCTAAAACCGCTGAAAAATAATGCCCTTTACCCCACAGCCCTTTGTCAGCATAATTTTTTCCTGTTTTTGCGTTATCAAACGCATTAAAATCTGATCCTGTACCGTGATAAACAACCAACGGCTTACCCTCGGCATCAACAACCTTGCTATCACCAAACCAGTTTTTAAATTCTGGAGTATCAATAGCTACTTGATTTAGTCTATTGCCAGAACCAACATCACCGCTGATACTTAATGGGTAACGCTCATAGGCCTGCATGGGCGTGATGCCAAGCTGTCCGGCTAAGACAGAATAGAACGGTGATACCAGACCTTTTACATAAGCCGAGTTCTGTTCACGGGTAAATCTGCCGATGCCATTCAATTGCTCGCTAAATACACCTTCAAGCGCTTTGCGTGAATCTTCCCATGCATTGATATCAGTCTGCTCTTTAGCAAAGCGATTGGCATCTTCCTGTAATGACTTGACGGCATTTTCTAATTGGGTATTTGCCTCAAATGCGGATAACCCATCTTCACTGGAACGGATATGTGGAAGCAATGCATTACCAAGATCAGTGCCAGCGATAGCCTTGGCATATTCGCCTACTGGAATAACCAGGTCAGTACCATTCTCGATAGCGTCCTGTAGCTGTTGACCGATAGCCGGAGATGATTGCATCAAGGTGTTTAGGTCTGCACCAGCATCTATCGCTGACTGATTGAATGTTCTGGCATCCACAAAGACATCAGGAACGGCATTCTCACCGCCAGCATCTTGAATGAAACTGGCAAAATCCTCCGCACTTCTCTTCTTCAGCATGGATTGTGTCGCAAGGTCATTTATCTTTGAGAATGTCTCCTGCACATGCTCGGCTTCATTGGACTGCACTTCTATCTGTCCAAGTTTCTCCATGACTTTTGACAAGGCGTGCATACCGACACCTTGTGATGACTCAAGAACACCACCCAACGCAGCCGCTTTACCGACACCCTCAAGAATGTCTTTGGCATCGTTATAAGTAGATTCACCTACATTCTGGCCTAATTGATTGCCACCCTCTTCTGCTGCACCAGAGATAGCTTCTCTGATCATGGATGAAATGAGATTGTGTCCGGGCCGCCCCTTAGTGAAGAATTCTGTTTCCAGTTTATCAACACCCGGTATCTTGTTTCCTAGGAATGCGATAGGAGCTGTGACCAATGCCGCAAGTCCTGCGGCTCTATCCTGTTCCTGCTCAGTAGCACCATTCTCTATGGCGGTCTGACGTGCTGAATTGGCGCTATCAAAGGCTTCCATTAATGCATTGAATGTTAGTGTGCCAGTAGCACCAGTTCTTGCTGCTGCTCCACCCGGTACAAGATAAGGAAGTGATTGAGATAACTGATCAACGAGTAATGCAGGATCGGCTGCAAGCATCTTTAATGAGGTGCCGATATCAGCCTTGTTAAACTGATCAATACGTGCGCTCAGGTCTTCTGATTTCTGAGACTGCCAGAATTGCGCATTATCATTCAAAGCGCTTTGTGTATCGTTAACGAATGCCTTGCGTTTCTCATAAAGAGCAGGACTGATGGACTGTAGCGCTTTGTTGAAAAGTATCTCTGATGGGGCGTAACGGCTTGCCTCGGTGATACCTGCCAACATGGTATTGGCACCTGATGAGAATGACTTGGCTGGATCTATCAGAACATCAATCGCAGAACGTGGTTTAGCCTGATATGGCAACTGGATATTACTATCACGCAGATTCTTGGCCATCGCTCTTGCACTATCAGCGTCAAGGAATGGATTTTCTTTGCGTAGACGTGCTACGGTCTCACCGAAATCCTTGGCTGAATTGATTGACCTGATGGCATTTTCTGTCTCGACCATGTTATCTATATCATCATGGGCTATCTTAGCCATGCTGCCATTGCTCAGAGTACGTCCAGTCACAGGTGCTGAATCATAGATATCTTCCACTTGTTGACTGATGAAGCGACGCTTAACCTCTTCTGGGTTGCGTTCTGAGATGTCTGCTGGCAGTCCGACCTGACGACCCATGTTACGGGCTTTAGCTACAGAGTCAGGATCGTAGGATGAAGCCGCACCAACTACCGAACCAGCTTTTGATTTATTGGATGAGACGACATCATCAATAGCATCATCTAATCTGTTATATCCACGTGGTTGTTGTGTAGGTGACTTGGTTACAGAGTCTATTGCCAGATCAAGATCGTCCAATTACTTACCCTTTAACCTTTCTTTGATGGATGAGAGTTCATCGCTTGTTGGTTTACGACCATTACGTTTTTCGAAACGGTTGATGATGGAATCATCCGACGGCATGAATTTTTCTTCATCCTTGGTGCCTGTGACTTGATACAGCTTGACGTTTCTATCAGGTAGATACCATTTACCGCTTAATACCTCACCATCAAGAAGGTTGCGATCAATAATGTCTTGGCGCTCCTTACGATTAAGTGGTTTACCTCTAGCCAACGCCTCATCGTCGATGTCTTGCTGTATCTTCATGGAAGCGACCTGACGCTTTGTCTTGTCGGTGATGATTGGAAACATTGTGCCGTTGATCTGCTCTCCAACACTTAATGTCTCTTTGACCTTGTTTGGGTCATTTCGCAATGCATCGCCAAACTTGATCATTTCCTGCTGATCGGCATTGGATAGCCTGAAGAATCTTGGGTCTTTGATCAGTTCAGAATTCGTCCATTCCTGTGGATTCGAGGTGATGTCATCACGCAAACCAGCATAGGAGATGATGTCTGTCTTGACGGCTTTACCTTCGGCATCACGTTTTGCACGTTCTGCCTTGTTATACATATAGTCCTGAATCTGAACTTTTTCTCTGCCATCCAGAGCATTCCAGATATCAAGTGGTATCTGTTTGACACTGCCACCATTGGAAATCACCCCCCAAGCCTGATCTGATACCGCCTTTTCTTGACGCGCCTTGATTGTTGACTGTTCGGCATATCGCGTCTTGACCTCAGTAACAGCCGCGACCTCTTCACTACCACTATATTTAGTGCGTACATATTCAAGCGCCTGCGCTTCATTCATGCCTTGAGAGATAACATAATCCCCGGCACCTTGTGCCAAATCCATCTCAGCACCCTCTTTAAGCATCTTCTCAAGACTGCCACGCGCTTTAAGATCAATGCCTTCCTTGTTCTCACGGTAGTAATCCATCGCACCTTTAAGGTCGCCATTCAGGCTTCTGGCATTGATGACCTTTGCATTGAAGTCACTTATCTGACTGGCGACTGCGGCATTGATTGAATCTTCATCAAGCCCCTTTTCTGCCAGTCTCTTGCGGGTAGCATCAGCTATACCCTGCTTTGAGTTTTGGATGTCAAAGTTACTGGAAAACTCTTGTGTTGCCTGAGTTTCAAGGCGATTGATAGTTCCTGATAGGACATCATCAGCGTATCGTTCAGACTCTTTGAATGAGTGGTTAAGAATTTCCGCCTTGAACTTGTTAGCCATGTTTCCGTAGGAACGTTTAAACAGTTCTCTTTGCTGGTCATTAGCAAGTCCAGACGATACCCGTTCATATTCCTGATTCAGGAGTTCAGGATACTCATCCAGAATAGGGCGATTCACGACATCGCCACCCTTGAGACGCATGAATCCCTTCTCGCCATAGGCCAGATCCATCGACTTCTGGCTCAGTTTATTGACGGCATCTTCGGCACGAAGAGAATCAAGGCGTAACTGTTCCTTCTGGAATTCGGCACCCAACTGATCAATACCCCTGCCGATATTTGATATGGCCTGTCCGGTCTGTGTCTCAGCACGGGCGACCTGATCATTATTAAGACCAGTGATGCCGCGACTTGAAGTCGGTGTTGATCTGTCAAAATTAACTACAGATGGTAGTGTTGGCATATTCTTATCTCAGTGGGTCAAATTTAGGAAGAGATGAATATTGAGGAACGATTGGTTCGGATGGAACAGTAGGCGAGCCATCGCCTTTGAATCTCTCGTATATAGATACTCCTGCCATACCGGCATTCGCCAATCCACTGAAGAGCGTATTATTGGCTTGAACATTCAGGCCTTTGCGTGTCAGATAACCTTCATAGCGCGTAGCATCAGCATTGGTTTCCAAGCCGATTGCTGATTCTTCACCGTTGTAAAGAGAGGTATCAAATGCCAGTTGGCCTTCTCCTGCGATATTGGAAGCAAGATTAAGTACCGTCTCATCAGTAGCACCAGCGCCAGATGAAGCCGCTAATGCCTGAGCACGGGATAAAGCCAGTGTTGTTTTACGTTGACGTTCCAGCGCTTCACGTTGTGCCGATGCACGTTCCTGACCAGCCTTTTGATCAAGTTGCGCGGACTTGAAGTCGGCAGCTACCTGAGCATCTTTACCTTGTTGTCTCAGACCTTTTGCGCTAGAAATAGACCCAATAATGTTAAGCCCGGCAGATGCAATAGCTAATGCGGCAGGTCCCATATTTTCACCCCATATCTTTCTTATAAATCAAAACTTCGCCCTCTTTCCCAATCATTCCTGTACTCACGAAGCCTATCTTTGAGAGCAATGCCTGAGACGTACTCTCTTCCTGACTGGCAACTGCAAAAACTGGTGACTTCATGGCATCAAACATCGACCGCAATAATCTGATTGCTCTAGCGATATCTTTTCGGAAGCCGCGCATCTCATCCTTCATCTCAGAGAACGCAATCCAGTTCCGGTCTTCCCTATACAGCCCTGCTATTGCGATGACCTTATCATCAAGAATGGCTACATAACCACGCATACTCATCATCGGACGCTGACCATAGAACGCGACACAATCCTTTTCTGTCGCAGGTTTGATGATCAGGCTCATCCCTTATCGTTCGTATAGATAGTGGCGACCATTGAAAGAATGGTCACATGACGCGGGGATGCGGCTTCTAGGCAGATGCGGACATCGGTATCATGCTCTCCGGGGAACTCGATGGAATCCATGTCGTAGTTTTCCCATGTGCTATCAGGATCGACGGTCTCATATCTCTCCATCAGAGGGAGATCATCAAGATTTTCAAAGTCGGGGCCATAGCGCAGACCCTGTGCATGGGTATCTTTCAGGATGAATGCCAAGTGGTCGATACGTTTACGTTGATTGAGAGGTGTACCCAATGCGGCGGCTACAGCCATCTTTGCGCTCTTATAGCGAGCTGTGTATGCAAGTCCGACAAACGCACGTGTCACTGCTTGAGATAATGCGATCTGCCCGCCAGATACTGTATATGTACCAAGGTCTTTGGAATTACCCCATACGACAACGCTCTTACCTTCAAGATGCGCAAGACCCGTAATAGTTGAAGTTGATGCACCACTGTATTCAATGAATGAATCCATGAGCTTGTTGACTTCACCGCCCACACATTCGGATTCGAAAGCCCATTTCTCTAAATATCGTTTCGTCTGTCCGTTGATTGTTCTGCGGATATGGTAGTAAACGAAGTCCTCCTCCGTACCCGGAAGAATGACGACATCCTCTACGAAGCCATCTGTCTCAATAATAATGAAACAGGTGACGTTCTCAACCTTGTCGAATACCAATACGACGACCTTGCCGTCCGAACGTACAAAGTGAATGCGGGTATCTGGTTGACGCTGAACCGCGATTCTTACGATAGAAGGTAATCCGACCTCTGGAATGATGGAGGTTAACTCATTGGAGCCGTAACCGAAGCCGGTACTATCCATGGATATTTCATAAATGCGGTATCCGTTACGCTGCACAAAGACACCGCTGGTATCAACGATTGCAGCTGCAACGTTATAAGAACCAAGGGTAGAGAATCGTTTAAGGCTGAACTCTGTAGGTGTTAAAGGCTCATCTAGAGATGAAGCCCTTGCTACACGTTCCGCCCCCTGACCTCCAACCAGAAGATTATTGGTATCAAGCAACCAACTGATGGTATCCACCGGGCCAGAGCCTATACTGCGAATGATTGGGCCAGCATCGCCTTCAATTGATATGTCGAATGAATCGAACGCATCAGAGACTGAGCCAATAAGCTTCTCTTTACCAGCCCACCATAGACGACCATCACTGAACGCTACGGCACTAGGAAACCCACGTCTTGTAGACCATAGTCCTTCCGCCCAATTAGATGTAGCATCAGTACCACCCAATGGCTTGATGACATCCGCTTCCACATTGTATTCGTCTATGAATCTGGTAATCCTGACGATGCCATCAATAGACCCGGCCGAATAGTCCAATGTAACAACTGCAGACCCTGACGTAAATGCGCCAGGCTTAAATCCTGCACGATAATAGATAACCTGATTATCAAGTTTGTCGTTATACGAAGTATTTGTCGTATTGGCTTTATTGGCGACATTTGTATCAGTCCAGTTACCAACTTCTGCAACACTACGTTGTAATGTGATGGTTCCAGCCCATGTACCTGATATGGTTCTCTCAAATGCCCGTCCAGTAGATATACCAGTTACTTTGATTGGGTCAGTGTATGTATCGGCTGCATTCAATGTATTGGTCACAATCTGACCGCTTGAACTTAACTTGAATAGACCGCCTACATTGCCAGCCCTGAATATCCCTGCCGTTGCTGATAAGGTGATAGTGCCATTGATGCCAGACGGTGTTATCTTTACGCCACTCGTGTTCTGAACCATGAATGGCCCATCCTCTGGCAGATATTCAACTACTGACCAAGAATTATCCGAACGACGCTCGATACGTCGCTGCAGATATCCAGTACATGCAACAAATATGACATCACCAGACTGATCAAACCTGATGCTTTGAAGATCAGCTTCAAGCCATGGAGCAGGTATTTCCATCACGCCAGATGAGTCGATATTCACGTACTCGACCACAGCAGGTGTATTATCCAGATTGGATAACGTGATAAAAAAGTTGCCAGTAGGTGTTATCGCAAGTGAGTGGTAGCCCGGCTCAAGAGTCGTATCTGATAGATAGTTCTCGCCGTCATACTCAGAACTTATGCGTAAAGCTACATATCCTTTTGTGATATGAATATTGATTGCATGTATCTTTCCCGTATCTACAGCATCAACCCATATGTACTGATTGACTTTGGCTTTAGCAATACCAGTTCCCAAAAGAGTCAGTCCAGACCCTATGGTGCTAGTTGCCGTTGACTCATCCACATCAATCCATGGGCCAGATTGATTGGTTACGGTATTGGTATTGCCAGTTGAAGTCAGGTAACGACCAGACTTATGGAATGACAATATGATTAGGGCCGCTGTAGCACCTGTATTTACTACAGTGACAGTCGATACAAATGTGATGGTATTACCAGTTACGGTATATAGATTGGCAACTGTACTAGACTGTGCCGCCAATAACGCGCCTGTGACTGGATTGAATTTGATTCCACCTTTATTCGCAGTTGGCAGCGTTGATGGATTAGCCAACTTTGTGAATACGTTAGTTGTTGTGTTGTATCTGTAAACGGTAATAAACGGTGATGTGTCATGGTTAACAGCCAGTAGATTATCAATTGGACTGAAATGACATGACGTAGCATCACCAGTAGGCAATGTTCCTGGATTAGGAAGTTGCGTTAATGTCGTTCCACTGATAGTAAATATCGAAATTCTTGGAGTGGTGGCATGTGCCACGGCAAGATACTTACCATCAAGACTGATAGAAACACCTCTTGCTGTTCCTGCAACAGCAGGTGACGATATTAATGTGACTGCATTACCGACCCGCTGATAGATATATACACTTGAGCCAAGTGTCAGATAAAAGATCGTGCCAGCAGAATTCCATACGATATCGCCTCCAGCATTCATGGCAACAGCAGTCGTGCCGCTGAATATCTGCGTGTATCCTGAAGAAGACACACTGAATACCCTTATCGTCGTAGTACCGCCAGTATCCTCACAAGTAGCTAGATATGATCCATCAAAAGTTTGTGCCGCTGCACGTCCTGCGGCTGATTGTGCCGGTAATTGATTAGCCGCTAATGTGAAACCATTCTCATCGACATCATAGATACTGAAATAATTGGTACCCGTTCTACCAATGATCAGCTTATTTCCATCAAGATATCTACAATAATATGCCGCTGTTGGTGCTGGCCCGGTGATTATCGGGAAAGTCTGTATGCTGGTATTGAAATGGTCATCCAAGACCTGAGTTGATACAGCAACACGACTTACCAATGCATCATCAATGCGGACACGCATCACTTGATCAGTCAGTTCTATGATGGCGGTATCATCATTAGAATAGATGAATGGCAGATGCATCGCCATCTTATCGCCTTTGGATGAGCCTAGATATTTCATGCCAGGTCTCAGCATCATTGAACCAAGGACACGCGGCATCCAGTTGGTCTGTTCCTCAGCCGATAATGCCAATCGCTTGATATCCAGTCTTGCCAAGGCGAGCTTGGATACCAGCCCTCGGTTAAAGGCCAGTAATGAACTATTCTCTTTAGGCATGGCTATCCGATCAGGCTGTTACGATTACCACCGTCACGATAGACACCCCCCACCCTTGTTCTAACCCATGAACCTGTTGGCAAGAACTTGGTAGGATCGCCAAGCGCATCTTTTGATCTGGCATCGACCAGAGCCTTACGCGCATCACGCTTCAGTACTTCACGATCAGTCTGGTTCTGTGTCAGTCGGCGGACGGCTTTTTCAGCCATGTAGTACGCGACATAGTTGACGAACGTACCGGGCCATAAATCGAAGTTGGCACCAAAGTCTGCATCACTTGAAACATATCTGACATATATCTCCTGATTATCGTTGTACCAATAACTGCCTTCATCAGAGTAAGCATTCAACGGCGTATTGAATCGTTCATCCAGAGAAATTCCTACCAACCTGACATAATCATCAGGATGCTGTACGGCGTACTGATAGCCAGCATCTGGTGTGATCAATGGATCATAAGAGAGCTTGACGGTACGGATGGCGAAGTTCCACTGCCCCTGCTCCAGACAACGCGTGATAGTACCTTCATTCCAGATAGCATCAAGAACACGGCGCGGTTCACGATTCTCGGCAAGATTGCCAAGTTGACGCTCGCCAAGTATCACTAAGGCTTCGTTGTATATCTGCAGTTGGGAAGTCGCCATCCTGATTCACCTTATTGAGAAAGAGTCTTGAGGTAGTTAACCAGCCACTCATCAGCAGATGCCTTGTCAGCAAGGACGACATCACCAGAAACGACTACATTGTCTGATGTGCGGATGACCTGAAACTTATTGGTAGGCCCCTTCCATTTCACTTCGTATGGTTGGTCTGTTTTCTTATCTGATTCGCCCTCTTTTTTAGGCTTATCAGTAGCAGGCTTGCTTTTTGTATCTTTCTGCCCGGGCTCATCTTCGATGAATGAAGCTGGATTGTTCTGGCCTAGGGATACATGGCGGATGATGGCAACCTTGGCATCTGTCTTTGTGCATGAACGCACGAACAGTTCTGCGTACCAGTCAGTCTCAGCAGAGACGACTTCAATGATGTCGCCCTGTGTCAGGCTGGATGCGACACCAGTCCAGTAGGTTGGGTCGATAACATCTTTGATGGTTGTTCCGGCCTCTGTTACCGCACGGTGGCGACGATATACAAACTCCGCCAGCTTGAAATTCCTTGCGAGTATCTTCAATTCATATCTCCTTAGTTAATAAAAAAGGCTCGCCGAAACGAGCCTTTTCAGTTTCCAACCGGAATTAGTCGGAATTGGTTGCAGTACCGATAGTGGTACCGTTACCCAAGTCCACAGCGCCAGTCGTTGCATTCACGGTGATGACACGGTGCGTGCTGTTGATACCATTAGTGGTATCGTTGACATCTACCGTATCGCCTACGCGCATGCCCAACTGATAACCATTGGTGATATAACCTGCACCATCAACGGTTGCCATTGGATCTGCGGATGAGTACACCCACTTCTGTCCAGCACCAGTCAATGGTGCTTTGGATTGAAGTACAGGTGGATTGCTTGTTGAATAAGCCATGATGCTTACCTCCTAACTAGAATGGATGAAGGAACCGCCCGAAGGCGGCATCCTGATTACAGTGCAGCGTAAGCTGAACCGTCGTGGGCGATCAGTACCACACCTGAGTTTTGCAGCAACTTGGAACCCATGAACTGAGTGGTACGAGCGAAGCTGTAATCCTGCTCTTCGTCGTAACCAACTGAGGTTGATAGATTTTCCATATCGACTGCATGACCGATCGCATTCTTGTGGTAAGCAAAGCAAGTTTCGTTTGCTGTACCTTTACCAGGAATGCGAGTGCTGACGATGAAGCGAACACCTGCCCAATAGAATTCATTCGGCAATGCACGATTACCGAATTTTTCATCCTTGACATAGTCAGCGGATGCGAACTCTTTGGTCTGCATCAAGTAGGCGCGGAACGCTGGAGAGATAACGAAAGACACATCACCATCAACCTCGACATCGTTGTTGCCGAGAATGGTTTGTGCCCACATTACCAAGTCCAAAGAACCTTGCTGTGCTGCGCCAGTATCGTTAGTACCAGCTTGCAATGCAGAGATGATGTCTGTGTCGATCTTGCGATTCATCACAGCCATTGAGTTCATCTGCATGATGCGACGACCATCACCTTGAGATGCGTAGATGTTGTAGCGTGTGCGACGACGCAGATCATGCCATTCAGTTAGAGGGCATGAATATTGGTTTAGATTGTCTGCCTTGGCAGGAATCAAACCATTGATACCACGTGTCACGGCTTCATCACCACCGGAATCAGCTACCAGAAAAACTGCGGTATTACCGTTGATATCTGCTTCGGTAGTAACGGTATTACGCAGACGTGATTGACGTTGTTCGAAACCCGCGATGAATTCATCACGGTATATCGTCTGAAAAGCGCTATCAGCCATGATTAGGCCTCCTTATAAAGATGAGAAAAGAAAAAATGTCTCAGCCACGGGGAAGCCAAAATCACGTCTCAGGGGTTGCCTTACGGGGCCTGATAGTTTCATTTGGGGCCTAGCTTTGAACTGGTGCTACAAAACAAAAAAGCCCACCGAAGTGAGCTTTGGAAATAAAAAAACCCGCACTAGGCGGGTTTCTTCATCTGTTCGTTGTTACTGCAATATCTCCTGACCACGGGTATAGGCGATGGTCATGTTGGTGCTTGTCGTTCTGATCCTGACCAATGCATTAGCCGGAACATCTCCGATCAGGTTCATGTCATCAGAACCAGTGAATGTCAGCAGATTAAGTGACTTGCCGACTTGGTTCACAGTGATCCATGTCGTGCCGCTATCAGTAGAATATTCCAAGAAAGCGGTACCACTACCACCAAGCAGAGCGGATGCTGTCCATGATGCGGTGATGCTGTAGTTGAGACTTGAATCCCGTGTACTTGAAACGGTGTAATTAGAGTTAAGCGTACGCGATACATTGTTGTTGAATGTACGTGTCGTACCAGCCGTTACACGTCCTTGCGCATCAGTAGTAACACTTGAATATGTGCCTGCTGTTCCAGTGTTTGGAAGGCTGATAGTTCCAGTGCTAGTAATCGTACCGCCTGATAAACCTGTGCCAGCAGTGATGCTAGTTACCGTGCCTGTAGCGCTTGGTGTAGGTACGTTCAATACGCCTGTCGTACTGTTATAAGTAGCTGCGCCAGAGCCGGTAGTCGTAAGACTGATCGACGCTCTTGCGCCTGATTGAGTGACATATCCACTGGGGTTAGATGAGTTATAAGGCGTATATCCAAGTGCCGAGTTAATCATCGCACTATTGATACTCGTCAGGAACCCGCTTGGATTTCCAGTCAACGGATATGCATCAGTGATGCCGTAGCCACTCAATGTCGTCGGCTTACTTCCGATTAGTGACCATGTAGTAGCAAATGTAGATGGAACTCCAGTTAGTGAAGAATACTGTCCATCGAATAATGTGGGCTTTCCTGTCAATGATGCATATTGCCCATCAAAGAGAGTTGGTTTACCTGTTAAGTCAGCATATGCACCACTAAACAAAGTAGGCTTGCCAGTCAGATCGGCATAAGCCCCGCTGAATAATGTCGGCAATCCTATAAGGTCTGAATAAGCCCCTGTACCAGCTACTACGGATAATGTTGGTTTATGCAATATTTCCGCATCACCGGATGTCGCATTCCAGTCAGACTTTGTCTGAGTGAAGGTTGCATTCAATACACCAGAACTGAAACTCAGATTGGTTCCAAGAATAGCCGTCTCTGGCAGAAACGTGGATGGATTGAATGTAATCATGGCGCGGCTTGCAGGAACAGGATTGCAGCGTGTCACATAAGCCGTATCAGCAGCATTGCGAACCTGGATACATGGTGTATTTGGATCAGCCCATGCTGTGATTGTTGATGTCAACATCAGGATGGCCAGTAAAATCTTCTTCATCGTTTAGTTCTCCACTGTGAATAAATCGCCTACATATACGAACTTATACAAATCCATCGAGACCATCAGTCCGACGAAATTTGGTGATATCCCGTTAGGTAATAGGTTTAGGCTGGCAATATCATGGGTAGAACCTATCTTCACTTCCATGTTGTCGATGCCATCAGGCATCACCAGAGTCACAGAAAGAAGACTCGATGGGCATGTCAGCCATACAGTGAAATCAGTTCCGTCATTTCTAAGGGTGTATGTACCGCCTTCGGTGACATTGATGTAATCAATCTCACCACGAATAGCAGTCATGACTTCTTCTAGTGTCACTCCAGAAGAACCGCTAGATGAATTGCGCCAGAACATAATTGACCTAATTAAGGCAAGGCACCGTAAAAGAAATAATTTTTGTCATACTCAAATACTCCAATAAATTGCGTGAATTTTTCATTCAGGAAAAATAAAACCCGCCGGGGCGGGTGTGTGTGGTCTTATTGCTAGACCTTATACAACGCAAACCTTCCAAAAATCACCTCGACTGTTCCTGCACCATTCGCTACAACAGCTAGATTGGCGCGTAAAGTGGTTGGTGTGCCGCCTGATGGTATTTTCAATTTTGGGGTACGAAGGACAAGCGTTTCGCTGCCGGATAGCGAAAGATCAAGTGTTTTCGGCATCATGTCGTACGTGAATGTGTTAGTCGTTCCATCGTTGTATTGCAAGGATAGCTGGATACCTCGCAAGTTATCGGATGCCTGCAACGCTGCACCACCGGAACCTGTGTAGCTGACTTCGCATACAGCGTAGTATTCAGCGCCAGCCTCAGCTTGCGCGTGATATGAAGGTCGGCGGTGTTCGATAGACTCTCCCGCAGCGGTGAATGTGATGACGGCCTTAGTGTTTTGACCATATTCATCAGTGCGCGCTACAGCAGAAAGCACTACTGTTGGACTGCCACCACGCACAAAGTTGGCATTTGCCAAGTTGCTACCTGCCGCATTGCCTGAATATCCACTAACACTGATCGCCACTGATCCATTCAACAGGCCATTCACCTCAAGCTGCTTGATCGTTGCATCAAGCGCTGAGGTGGCAGCGTTACAAGTCGGCAAAAGCCCCTGACGTGGCGCGGTGATCGACTGTAGCAGGGCTTGCAAGACCTTAGCTTCTTTATAGCCGCCCCGGTTGTTTTCGTGCACCGTACCATCAATCATGTCTGTGGCAAGCGCTTCAACAACAGTTGATACCGGACTAACCATTGCGGCAAAGAAATCAGCAAGATAAACGCCGCTGTTTGACTGGGCATACTCTCTCAGTAAGCGGTTGTATTTAACAAGTTCTGCGCAGCGCGCCGTTGAATAACCAGAAGCCGCTGAGTTCGGAGGTGCTACAGTGCAGAGTATGAGCATCTTTCCAGAGGCGCGAATGTAGTCACATATCTGCTTTGTGTATACAAATGTGGCAGCGGCAGTGCTACCGTTTCCGAGTAAATCGTTGTATCCGATATTCACAATCACGATTTCACACGGAATGTTCGCACCTGGTGATGATTGGACATAGGGCGATGTATTAGCGCCAAACCCACCGCCAAGATTCGACGTTTTAATCCGGTTCCATAGTCCACTTGCCGTGTCACCAGCAACACCAGCATTATTCACAAGCTCGAAGCGCTGCCCAAGAAGAGCATTCAGCCAGTTCCACCAGCGGGCACGGTTCGTGATATTTGCACCTGTCTGCTCGACGTTGTATTGAGTTCGGCTATCGCCCGCAATGATGACGCGGATGCCAGATAGCGATGGTTTCAATGCAAAGTTCTCACCCCCCACCACCAGAGAGCCGGATGCGGAGTCGTAGGTAACATTGTCACGCCAGAACATCATGCACCGCCTACATAAGTAGATACTGTAGAGCCAGCTGCATTGCCAGATGATGCTCGTAATGTGATTTCAGCAAGACCCTTCACATCCATGATGACTGTGCCAGTCGTACCGGCACCTTGTGTCGTCAGATCACCGCTTGCACCTACGATCAACCCCTTTGGTGATGTGAAGTCGGTGGATAGGTTGTATAGCGTTGCCGGATCGTTACCAGTGCGCAACGTACTCCGCGCCGCGATCTCGAATTGATCAAGCGCCTGACCAGTCACAACCACCTGAATCATGATGCGCTCGATACCGAGTACATTGAATACGGCTATATCTGTCAGTCCAGACTTAGCAACAGACACGTTCTCGGCAATGACTTCCATGCCGGTATTGATGCCTTGTCCGGGTTTAGCCTGACTCTTTTGTGTTGTTGGACGTGCCATGATAGCTCCTTTTGGCGGGCAATAAAAAACCCGCCGAAGCGGGTTAATAGTTTTTAACTAAGCTACTTCTGATTCTTTTGTTGCCACTCGACAAGTTCTTTATATCGAGCCTGATTCTGTTTAGCGGAAGGGCCTTTCCAATACGCACTTTCATGATCGCCCATCATCTTCTTGAGGTTCGCCATCTCTGTTTCAATGGCTTGTACTGCGTTATCGCCAGAACCAGGTACAACAGAATGGATTGGATTGATCTCTCGCGCCGTATTTACCAGCCAACGCATGACATCAGGATTGGCCATCAAAGGTAAGCCGTTAGCACCACGTGCACCTGTGATTTGTTCTTTGATGCCAGCAGGTGCTTGATCAAGGAAAGCATAGGCATGAGAGATATTGCGGCGGTAATCCTGACCGTATTCCTCACGCAACGATTCTTCGCCATCTTCCTTGTACTTGTTATCAGCCGATGATTGCTGGTCTTCCTGACGTTGCAATTCACCGTAGTACCAATCAAGAGTGGATTTGACATGCTCCGGTGTCATGTTCTTGCTATGCGCTGCTTTAAGAAAATCCCCGACGATAGGTTTGTCTGCTTCACCAATGACAAGACCATCAGACAATGTCAAATCATACCCATCAGGAGTTTCTGGAATACCGTTATCGGCACGCCATGCCTTGATCTCTGCTTCTGTTGCGTCTGCTTTCAAAGGCTCTTTTAATTCACCGCTACGGATACGATCTTGTGCACTTAGCAATGCATCCAATGCAGCTTGTGGAGACGCATACCGTTCCAGACGTTTCAGCTTCTTCTCATCGCCAGCAGATGCCTTCTCACGCCAGTCATCAGGCCATGAGCCCGCTACGGTATCTGCACCGCCACCTAAAGTATCGTCTCCGGATTTAACGGTATCATCACCAGCCAATGTATCCTGACCGCCTTTTAATGAATCGTCACCGGATAATGTGTCATTTCCTGTAACTGTATCGTTGCCTGCTGCTACGGTATCTGCACCGCCACCCAAATCGCCACCTTCTCCACCAGCCTCATCCATGTAGCGCCATTGTTTGAATCTCATTGAGCTTCCTTCCTTGTTAGTTTCTGTAGGTTGAGTTTGAGCATCGTTACTATCTTGCTGCCCACGAATCGTCTGCCTTCCATGAAAGCAGTCGCGTATTGGTTATCAGGGATAAATGAAACGTCATAACAGCGTGCGCCGTTATTGATGATCCAGTCCAGTGCGCGTTTCTGCTGTTCCGGTGTAGCTTCACCTCTTGCCAATGCCTGTAATGCTCCTGCATCAGCAATATCCCATTCGGTATCGAAAAATACAGGAGACTTGCGTGTAGTCATTAAGCAGCTACCTCAGTGCCGGATAGCGTGCTTGCAACATCAGCGCCCTGCTGCATCAATGCCAGTGCTTGTGCGGCTTCTTGCGTAGCTTGTTCCTGCTCGATCATTTCATCAACCTCTGCTTCAAGACGCATCCATGCCGCTGGAGCGATGGCTTGAAGCACATCACGTACTGCTTTGCGGGAATCCATGATGTATTGAACGGTTGGATCTACGGCCACCGCTTGTGCAAGCACCTGTGAAGCCTCCAGATATTGATTGGCTTTGGCTTTATTTGATGCCTCACGTAACGGGGACTCGAATGTGAACTGGATATCTGCACCTTGGATGCTGCGAGGTATGCTGTCTGGACGACCAAACGCGCCATTACGCAACAATAATTCAAATGTGACTTCACATAATTGTCCGTTGTAATCAGCCTCCATCGGCTCGAATAACGGCATCGCATTACGGATGTATTCCTGAACCCGCTGACCTACCTCATAGGCTGTCATCTCTGGCCCACCCTGTGGCGGCATGCTGAGTTTGTTCAGGAAGAAGGCTTCTTTGATATCGAAATAGATATCACGCTGCATCTCCATTCCGATAGGGATACCGTTCTTATCATTGGTGATCGGACGCAATACTTCACCCATGCGCTCATCGTAGTCACTATCAACCCATGTGATGCCGCCAGCATAGACATTCACATCGGAGCGAATCATCTCTTGAACTGCAACCATTGGCGGTGTGACAGCCTTCTCACCAGCTTCAAGCAGAACACGAGTCATAGCCTGAATGGTTCTTGCATCTGCGATACCAGCTACTGCCGCAGGTGAGTATGCGTATTGACTACCGCTCACCGTTTGCCATCGCGGGATCACGTACATCTTGCTCCACGAGCCAACGACTTCCATCTCATGATCGTTATCTACATCCAACCAGATGGAGACGTAAGGCTGACGAATCTTTGAGGCACCTGGCATGTTCATATAGACATCAGTGGGAATAACGACATGCCATACATTGATCTCGCAGTAAGGCTCTTTCTCCAGCTTCCTAGCTACATTGGCATGTATCTTGTCACCAAAGATACGCTTCAAAGTTATAGCTGTAGGTTTCCATTTGCGATAAACGGTATCTACCTGACCTTCTTCATTTTCCGCCCAAGCAACATCACGCAGATGCCAGCAACGGTACAGAATACCGTTACCATAGCGGTTCATATCGACAGATATACATGTCTGACCGAAGTTACCGAAGTCGAAATCACCTTCTTTTGTGGCCCGGGTGAATAATGATGCGCGGTCATACATCGCTCGTTTCTGGACACCTGTGGCCCATTCAAGCCACTGTTTAGCCTGTGTATCCTCACGACCTTCCTGATTGGTGCCGATATTGAACCATTCAGTCTGGGATGGGCGAAGCATGGTGCCAAAGGTGTTGCACATATCACGGCTGGCGATGACTGGCTTACTTGTCATCAAGTCACGCATCAATTCCTCACCAATAGCACGATAGGTCGTGAAGTCGGCGCGTTGAGGATAGAAGTTGATGGCGACATCCTGCCAGTGATTAAGCAGGTTGAAGCGCTTATCGAAAAGCTGACAGCCTTGCTTCTTAACCGCCTGAATACGTGCTGCTGACATTACTATCCGCCCAGACGATCATCAGATGAAAGCATGGTAGAAGCACGACCGCCACGAGCCTGCTGGCGTGCTATCTCTTGCTGCTTGGCCTTCTTCACCTGCTCATCGTCAGCGACTGGCATAACAGTTGGTTCTTTGATGATAGGCATTGGTGCGGCTTTAGGCTCATCGCCGCCGATTACTTTTTTAACGACTTTTCCCATAATCTATTTCCTCATAATCACTTTTGGTACGCGCCCCATTCTGGAGCCTTGTTTGAATCCACCCTGAACATTGCTTTGCTTGATACCGTCATACCAGCTCATCACAACAGCATCACCATCATCAGGCGATCTGCCGAGACGCTTCTTTACATCCTCTTTGGACTCAACCTGAATGCCGCGCGGAATGATCTTGTAACGTGGTGCACATAGATCAGCTAGCAGTGTAGAACTCGGCGGCAGTGCTATCGGCGAGCCTCCATCCTGACTTGGATCAAGTGCTTCACGCATCTTCCAGATAGCTTCTGACCTGATGTTAGTGAATCTCAGCTTGCGATCGATTGTCCTGCCATGGGATTCCTTGACACCCATGTAGGAAACCGTATCGATACCGTTTTGCTTTAGATGACCATAAGCATCACCCCCCCAACCACCACCGATATCAACAATGACTCTTGCTGAATCACGTCTGGCTTGGATGACCTTGCCAGCCACAGCCTTACCATCTGGAGTCTCTTTACCCGGATACTTGATCAGCTTGGAGAAATAGCCGTCATATCTAGGTGCCAGAACAGTGTTATCTGTGCCACCCTGCGCCACATCGACACCAATGGCACACATCGGCACACCGACTGGCGGTTGATTAGTCCATCTGTCTTGAGCCGCTTTCACCCAGGCAGTAGGTATCGCCTGCCAGATATCGTCTTCCCTATCCAACAGGAAGTTGCCTGAAATCAGTCTATCCCGTACCGAATCAGGTAAACCAGATAGTGATTTCGCGTAATCCTCTGCACTGTAGAACGGGTTATCTGTGAACTTTGAACTAATGAAAGTACGGCTCTGAGGCTTTACCTCGATGCCGTGTATCAACGTAACGTCATCCTTGTCACATTCGATGTATCCCTGACCTTCATCCTCTGTTTTCTGACGGAAGTATCTAAGCTCGCCTTCTTCCGCTGGATTAGGATGTCTTGGATCTAACCATGGGGCGAAATACTCGATCAGCCAGTCGCCAGTTGAATCTAATGGCGGGTTGCTTGCCATGACAACACGGCATCTCTGGCCTTTGATATCAGTACGTAGCCAACCCATTAGCATGCGGACTTGGAATTCTGGTAACTGTGCAGCCTCATCCACACCGATGAAATCATGCGGATTACCCTGTTTACCACCGATGTCATCACCTAGACCGACAAAGTCTATGGTGACTCCACTATCGTTCTTGTATTTAGGTCTGTTGCCGCCAGTGATACCGGAAGAACTACCTAAGATATTGGCTAAAGTGTGTATCGGACCATCGAGGTCAACGAAATTCTTACGGACAATCAGTGCCCGTTTATGCTCATTAAGAGCGAGACCACATTCAAGTGCAGTCTTGCCACCACCAGGCGAACCTCCGAATAACAGAACATCAGCCTCAGAGAAGTAAGCTGCCGTCTGTGGTCCGGGTGAAGGAACGAACAACTTACCTTGTACGGCCTTCTCTGCCTCTGCGATAACAGATTCCCGAGTATCTTTGTCCATGCCATCAAGTGCTGATAGCACGTCATCGATACTCAGGAAGTTCATTAAGCTAATGCAGATGAGATAACGATACGACCATTAGGAAGACGTACGCCCAAGAACACTGCTTCGGAACCGGTATCTGTGTAGGTGATAGCCAAGAGGCCTGTTGAATCAGTCATTGCACTGAATATCTTCTTAGCCACTTCAGCCAACACCTTACCGTTAGCGCCTTGTGCGACACCTGTGGAGCCGCCAGTCGCCGCGTAGTCACTGCCTGCCGCATTCAATAACATGATGATGTCGAATGCCTGAACGCCTGGGCAGTTGTTACCGTTAGCATCTTTTAACTGAACGCTGATGTTACGGACATTGGATACCTTTGCACCAACTGTAATAACTGCATCGACTGCAGGTACAGTCAGCGGAAGGCTTCCGCCTTTTGCAAATAGATTGCCGAGCTTGCCAAGCCCTAGTCGTTTACCGTGTAGCGATGTGAATAATGCCATGATGAAAATTCCTTATAGTTGCTGTTGCTGATGGAATGCCCGTTAGGGCGCTTTATTCCCCATGGCAGCTTGTTGCATACCTAGCTGTAGGGCGAATGCTATCTTGCGTGCGGCTTCCGTAGGATTGATGTCTGATGGATCTTTAGAAGGCTTGTCACCTTCTGCGGTATCAGATAATCCGAATGCTTGACGTTCCAGTCCGATAAGTATCTTTAAAACCTCTGCAAGCTTCTTCATGCCATCTATGCGACCACTCATGCTGATGGCCTTCATATAGATGTCGTTACGCTTGTCGTTGCCGCGATCATCTTCATTGCGAAGCATGAAGCCAAGCTCATCGAACAGTTCTTTGTTGTTGCTACTGATTTCGATCTCATCAAGTAACTGACTGCATAGCAATCTGTAGCGCTGGATATCTTTGCGATGAGTAAGGATCACTGTGGCTTGAAGGTCAGCATTCTTCTCAATGATCTCTTCTTCTTTGCCAGCGGTAGGTGAAGGTGTAACCGACCTTGTAACTTTCTCTTCGGCTCTAGCTCTTATCTGTGCAGAGAGATCACGAGTCACACCTATCTTAGCGAAGTGCTTATCCATTGCGGCGCGTGATACGCCATGTTCATTGGATATCTGTAACTTCGTCTTGATGCCAGCACGCCAATCTACTTCGATGGATACCCAATCCACCTCTTTGGTTACACTTTTCTTCTTTTGTGTAACCTTTGTAACCTTATCAACCATTACTTACCTACTTCGTCGATTCCGTAGACGTATTGATAACAGGTTTGATACTCTGTCCAGAGGTCGTCTGCGTCTGCAACGATTCCTCGAAGGCTTGCTGTAAGCGCGTCTGGAAGCGAGATGACCACGTATCTGGGTTCTTGAGCGCTGGCTTCTGAGCCTTCGGCTGCTCCCGTGTCTCCACCACTTTCCCGACAGACTGAATCTTTGCTGGCTGCGAACTGCAACTCACGGTTAGCATGCTCGCGGCTAAGAGCAGTATTAAGGTCACGATTCTTCCCACGTTCCACCTCCAATGTGTTGATGAACTTGCCCTGCGCTGTCTGCAAGTCGATGATGTTGTCTCTGTTTTTCAGAAGTGCCGCGAATGCCGCATCTTTCTGTTCTGTGATCTCGGCATTTACACGGTCAAACTCAACTTGATCTGCTACCTTCTGAGAGTTCTTGCCATATTCCTTGCCGAGATAGGCTGAGCCAATATTGCTGGATATGAAGGCGATAAGCGCTACGATGATGATGTATGGATTCATACCAATACCCCTCCAGCCTTTTGATAGAAGGCAAGAAGCTTTTGCTCGGTATTCTCATGCTGACCATATCCGGCACCCGGTAACGAAGCCCAGATGTTCTTGCACTTATTGATCGCTGAAGAGATATTACCGGCTTCGATATCACCGAGAGCCTTGCGCTCACGTATCTGTTGAACAGCTATCGCGTCCTGAGAAGCCGGTGAGAAGTCTTTCAGGTTGAGTGTCTTTTTGTATGCATCGTAATAACGAGACAAAAGCTGATATCTTCCTGCTGCTGTGGACTTGATCTTCAACCTCGGAAGTTCAATCAAGCGGCGTGGATGGTCTGCATAGGAAGTGAACTGAGCGCCACCGACAATGGTTTTATACCCATTATCTGGATATCGATCTGTTCCCTCGCTATGGGAAATCATGTCTAGGAATGCTTTGAGATTAGGGCTCATCGCTTACACCTGCTGGCTGTTGAATAGCAGACCGCCTATCAGCACCGAGCTTGCATCCGAGCCCGATTAATACCATATCGCCGCCGATGACGTGATAACCAAGAAATATTGCCATGGCACCACCGATAACCAGTGAAGTGCCGAATGAGATAAACCCGAAACGAATACGCCCATACTGGCGCTTGAACTTTGAGATTCCGGAAACTATCTTGGCGCAATGATTGAATGTGATGACGAATGAGGCGAGTAACGCCAGGTTAAGCGCGAAGTGCAGGAAATTAACCATTTTGGCTATCCTTCCCGTACTTGTTCGTGAAGTACACCGCACCAAGCGGGATTACAAATGGAACGATGACCCCGATGATGAGCGGAATCACAAAAGCCAGGTCTGATTCACTGAATCCATACTCTTGTCCGTACTTGCTGGCGATCATTTTTGCCAATATCGGTGAACTGAAACCAGCGATCAGCATGCTTAAAAGTAGCACAGCATAGGTCTTTGGATTGTTGTCAATGCGCTCCAGCCAGGCACTGATGCATGCGGCACCAGTTAGGCCAAGAGCGAAACAGATCAGGCTATCGCTCGAAGAAACTGGGGAACTAGCAGCAAAGGCGGCACCCATGCCCAGGCAATAAGTGGCTACACTTACTAGCACCACCTCTAGTTTTGTTGGTTTAAGCATCATTTACCTCAATTGGTTGGCCGCGCCCGATGGAAAGGTCGGACTCTATGGAGAGACATCGTCACGGCCTGCTGCGGTTATAGCCACTCACAGCTGACGCGACCAATAAAAAAGCCCCAGTCGTTAAACTGAGGCTTGTTGTCTGCGTACATCCTATTTGATAGCGGGATGACTTTCTGGATTGCTTTTAATAAGAGCGCACCATCTGTTTGCGCCATAATAAAAAAACCACCTCACGGTGGTTTTCGATTGCTAATCTACATTATGGGAAAATTTTACCCCAAAACGACCTAAAGTATATGGTGATAAAGCCAACTATTTTATATGGTAAATACCATATAAAAACCAGATGCCATCTAGTCGATATAATCCTCTATCTCTCGCCTCATCTGTTTATTCAGTTCCGCTAGTTGCATAGCCTGCCCATACACCTTGCTGGCTACATCGTGAGCACGTTCATAGAAAGCTGGGGATTGGATGCCTAGTTCATCTGCCATCGTCTTTATTGGCTTTGGTCTAAAGTCACAATAGACAGCTATGAATGGTATGAGTTGGCCTGCGTTAAGTGCATTAACAGCCAGATTAAATGCGGCTATCTCGGCAGACATAGGCCCATTAGGAGCATCTTTGCGCATCTTGTTCCGTTCCATCATGGCGGCTAGGATGTTCTTCTGTGGCGGATCACCTAGAAATCTTCTACTGTTAAGCCATATAAGCCAGTCCTGTGCTAGTTGGTAAACTACCTCATTACGCTTTGCCATCTAGTTTCCTCCCATACAACTTAATCCCGATATTCCTGATTACTTGCTGCTCGATATGATTCAGCTTCTGTGCATCCTCTGGTGTAATTACCAAGATGCCATCTGATATCCATCCGTCGCGCTTTACCTGATCTGTATCCATGGCCCTTGATTGCAGGCTTGATAGCGAGCTTTTAATATTTGTCATTGATAGTCACCGAATGAACTTCACCACCAGTATGCTTATCTAGCTTGATGGCCACCTTGACCGCATTAACTGCCGATCGCCTCAAGAACATAGCGGTCATTGCAATTTTCTCACCCGAACCACCAGCCCAAGGAATGCATGCGGGCCATATAATGAGCCCTTTACTTACCTCAAATGCGCCATCCTCTCCAACGATGATTCCAATAAAATCATCGTCATTACCAAGAGTTGGCTTCATATCATCCCTCATGTTGGAGTTGAGCCAGTCCATTACGGCATAGGCAAAAGCTGAATTTCCTGCATAAGCAAATACACGACCATCATTTAGTTTGAATAGCTTGCTTTGATATCCAAACCTCATATCACCCGAGCCGATAAGGCTGTCCGTAGCCAACGTCTTTCCGTCGAATGCAATAGTTGTCATACCTCAGTGATCTCCAGTCCTTGAAGCTTCATCAGCTTGCGTTTAAGTAAGTAGTCTTTAGTCTTCACGCCCTTGGTGTCTTCAATAATCTGCTTGCCGTTTTCCATGTAAACAAAGTCCGCTACATAAGATGCAGCCAACTCTTTACGCAATCCGCCTGTTTGAGCTGGAATGATGGGAAACGCCACTTGCAGTTGAAGGTTCGATATAACCTTTGCCTTTTCAAGTATCTTGAGTTCAGCGTATCTATTAGCCTCTCGCTTGCTGTCAAAGCGAATACCATCTAATACAGTTGGTTGATTCTGGTATTTATGTTTAATGGTCATACCCAACCTCTTTCAGCCAGCCATTCTTCTCATACAGTGCAAATGTTCTAGCCCTAGCCTCGTTAAACAGCCTGACCGCTTCCGCACGAGGCAATACAATCCCCAATTGACCGTCATAAAGCATGTGGCAGGAGTGGCAGGCAGCGCAGTGTTGGTCATCTGCCGCTTTAAGACCTTTGGCCTTTCCATGCACGCTCTGATTTGAGTGCGCTGGATCGCATCCGTCTACGGAATATCCAGCACATCCAGTTAGGCGGAATTGGCACTCATGGACACGATGAGCGAGGTCTAGGAGTTTTCGGTTGCGATATAGAGTGTTCATGCGAACACCTCGAGAATCAGGAGTTTTTTGGCTTTAGTTATCCCACAGGCTTTCCATCCGGCTTTTTTAAAGCAATATCCTGGGTTCGTTGACGCAACTGCGCGCGGATTCACATACGTGTATAGCCTATGCCCTGGCCATTTTTCCCATGCAATATCCATAGCTGATTTAATTAAGTCACTCGAAAGCCCAGCGCCTTCATTGCGGAAAATCGCGCAATTAACTCCATCTTGTTTATCCAGGCTAATGAATTTACGCCAGACAAATAAAGCTCTTGCACACGGGGTCATTAAAACTATTCGTTCCCCAGGGCCAACAAAACGTGATTGATCACGACCATCTTTGTAGTGGTGTCTGGAGTAGTGGCGGTCAAAGATATGGCGAGCGGTAAAGTTACCGTCACGGCACTGCATCCAATGGGCTTGATCGGCAAATAGCGATGGCTGGGCTGGGGAGTTCATACAAACATCTCCATCTGGCGATTGCCATTTTTATGAAAAGCCATCCGCCTACGGTTTGCCGCCCATCTCATTAGCGTAGCGTGCCAGTTTGAATGTTGGCGCGATAATCTGGCTTGGGCAAGATAAACACGGGCCATGTAGATATTGGTTTCGCGCTCGGTCATGCTCCCTCCATGCGATGCACAATGCCTCTAACTGGTTGCTTCCCTGTATAAATACCCATCATCCTGTTCAAAAATTCATTGCCTCTTTCAACTCTCATCTTCTTTGCTTCGTATTTCATGTAATACGGTTCTGGTCGAATGGTTCTCACCATCACATGCCAGTGGCGATTGATTTTCATCTTGGTGATTTCAATCCACGGGTTTTCTTCGCTTGCCAGTTTTGTGACATGGCTATGCGTACCACCAACAGACAAATTGAGATGGCGTGAAATATCACACATACGCCGCTGGGTTCTGCAAAACTCTACAATCCTGTGTCTGGCTTCTGTATTAATCGGCATAGTCATTTAAGCTGCCTCCCTCACACTAAACATCACGCCATTGCTGGCACCGTATGCGTAAATCTGCTCCAGATAATCAGCGAACCCGCCTGTAGTCAGTGGCGACTGGCAGGCTTCAAGTATCTTTATCCTTTTCTCGTGGCTTACCAGCTTTTCGTTATGGATAATCATGCTGCATCAACCCAAGTTTTGTTTTTGCAAACATAAAAAATATTTGATTCTGTTACGCCATAATCTTTAGCTATAGGCAATAAAAACTCACCATTTAAACGTCTTTGTCTTATTTCCCTAACACTTTCAATACTCAATTTAGACATTGGATGGTTTTCTTTTCCTTGATGTATGCCAACTGCTCTCCCCTTTAATTTCATGTCATCCATATTATCTTTAGGAGTTCCAAGAAAAAGATGGCATGGATTAATGCATGATGGGTTGTCGCATGAATGACAAACTATTTGTCCTTTATCAATTTCTCCAACATGAAGCAAATAAGATGCGCAATGCGCTCCTATATATTTTCCATTCAGAAAAAAGTTTCCATAACCAGTCGGCTTTTTTGCACCAATCCAAATCCAGCAACTTTCTGTTTTCTTAACCTTGTTAAGCAATCTTTCAATTGGAAGTTTCATATTAAATTTTCCCATTAGTAGAAAACATAACTCCTAAACTAGCTCCATACGCTATTAACTTTTCTAAATATTCCGAAAATCCCTTTACAGTCAGCTGTGTTGTGCTCCCGACCAATACGCGCTCTCCATTTGGGGAAAAGCCATATTTTTTGTAACCATCTTTTGTAAGTCCTTCTACATATTCTTCTGGCAAGAATTCTTTTTTTGCCCATTCATGCCATACCTCAGCGCTATAAGTGCGCCCGTTCACCCATGCCTGCTCTGCAATATCCTTGAGCACCCCACTCCACATCAGCGCGTTCTGATCTTGCTTGCGTTTCTTCTGTTGCTCACGAATGACGATTTCCAGTGGCTTAACAGGGTCAATAGGCGCGTTGCTGATGACCTGTTTAGCGGTTTCAGCTTGCATGTTGCCGACTAGCAGGATGGTTCTAGTGATGAATTGGGGGCGTTTCATTTTGCTATTTGTCATTTCCCTGCACCTCCGCTACCAGTTTTCTGACTGATTCCGCCCCATGCTTGCGCTTGTAGTCCATCAGCCAATTCCGCTTGTACCAATCCGGTATCATGCGCAACCATCTCACCAGACAGGCCCTGCAGTTCATGTTGAAAACGTGTGGTTTTGAGCAGGATTCGCATGTCACGCAGCATCCTTTTCAACGATCTGCCGCGTGAAGCCAATCACTGGCTTGCTGGAACCGCCTAGCATTACGGCTGTTGCCTTTTCTGCATTGCCAATCATCACTGGCTTATCACTCTTGAACCCCTGCATCTGATTCTGTGCGCTGTAGAGGCCGATCATGACTTTGGGATATTCTGGCGTTTCACCTCTTGCCTTGAATCCGCGATAACGGTTCTCGAACTCTTTGGCAACGAAGGGCCATTCATCTTCCGTCTTGTTTCCAAGCGCCAGCCAGCCGCCCATGTCCTGCAAAACACGATGGATAATTGCGTCATCAAAAACTACATCAGAACCAGTGCCGACTTGCCTGACCGCCTTATCTACCTTCGCCCATGCTTGCAATGCGCTGTCTTGCGTACTGCCTTGAAGCATGCGGACAATATCCGCTGGCTTAGGCGCAAACTGTCCACTATCAGGGTTCATCAGGTGACGACTGAATGCTTCGGTGATGGCTTTCAGGTCGTAGTGCTTTAGTGCTGTCCACCAGATATCTAGAGCAAAGCTGGAAATGTCTTGTCGATAGAACGACATGACGCCGACAATGCCTTCATGGAATTTTTTGAAATCATCCTGCGTCATGCTTGACCTCGCATTTCTGGCGGCACCCAATCGGATGTTGCGTTGTGGTTTCGTTGCTCAATGGCCTCTTGCTTGTTCGGCAAAGCGCCTTTGTGCAGATTGAGACTCGCAGCTTGTTCGCGCTGTCCCTTGACCACGCCCAGGACGTAGCTGAACTTGCGATTTTGTTTAGCAACAGCGGCTTGAGCCGCATATCGAAACTCATCAAGCGAAGCCCCGGATTCAATCAGAGCTAGCAAGGTTGGATGGGATGGATTGATGTCAATGATCTGAAAATCGTTTTTTAAACACACACAGACAGCGCCAGCAGAAGTAACCAACTGTGTGTCTATTACCACCGTATTAGTCTGGCTTATGGTGTCTGGTGTCTGGCTAGGGTTATTTGTGGGTTCAATAAAAAAACCATCTGGGTTATTTGTGGGTTTTATTTCACTACCATCTTTGTTTGTATTTTTCTTGGGTCTGCCACCCTTTTTGCCAACCTCTCGGTTTCTTTCAGCCTTAGCAGATGCATCATTTATTTCACGTTCACAACGTTCCTGAATCCAAGTTCCATCAATATTTTCAAAGAACTCAACAAGTACATTATTTAAAGCTGAGACTTCATCTTTAGATCGAGCACCTATAAGTCTTGCGGCCTGATCGTCAGGTATTCCAGACTCTCGCGTGTAATACACATCCAGAAGGCGTGCATAGATACCATGCTCTAGCAAAGATAGGTGAGATGTATCTTTTAGATAATCGCCGATGTGACGCTTGTAAAAGTTCATGCAGCCAACCTGTACTCTGTAACGCTGACCTTCTCATTCCAGCGGTTGGTTACTGTCTTGCGCTCTCTGCTGATGATGTAACCTTCTTTTTCGAGGTCTAAAACTCTTGAAGCTAACTCGAATATGCCTAAGTCCATTAGCGCATGCAGACGGTCAATTGATGCGCCGGATTGCAGATGAATTAGCAATCTGCCTGCTTGAGAGTTAGGCGTTATCATCGTCTTCATCCTCTGGTAATGGTGCGTTCTTGATCTCGTATGTGATCCATCCGAATGCAATCAGAGCTATCACAATGCAGATGAGCAAAACCCATTCAAGTAGGCTCATTGCTGACCTCCTGAACATTCAGAGAAGTGATGAGGCTATCGGCGGCGGTAACAGCCAGCTTTGCCAGTCCATCAAATTCGGTTGAGCCGGAGTTATTGATGATGAGTGCCTTGAATGCCTCCACTGCAAAGCGCTCACGAATCGTGATATCGGTACTATTCGCATCCGTCATCTTCATTACCCTTCCGTTTCATATACACACAAAACATGACCAGGCATGCCAACCAGTAAACCGATTTCATCATAGGAATGTTGTAGAACACTTCGAATACGCTGATGAACGCCCATGCTACGAGTAGCATCACAGCGAACCCGATAGCACGTAGAAGCCTCATGCAACCTCCAATTTTTGAAGTTCATCAAGTAACTCTGCTTTTCGTTGCGCCTTTGCATCCTTGAATAACTGAAATCCCATAGTGCGTGCCTCGAATTGCAGTGGTGCGTAATTGCCACAAAGCATCATCAGGTGATTTGCTTTGGTGTCGGGGAACCATGCCTTGCCTTGCATGATTCGTGAGAAGTGGCCTTTATCTATTCCGAGTTGATTGCAGATAGTTTCATTAGAAAGCCGAGATAGCTGCACACATAGCCGAATAGCATCAAGCCTGCTGGAACAGGCATTGAGTAAAGCATCTGGCACCATATCCGGTGATTTCGATGCGCTAAGTATCGGTATTTCAATCTGCATATATTTCCAAAAAGTTGCGAATGTTTGACTTTGGTTGACTAGCGTTGACTGTCCCCAAAGGGTTAAAAAATAACCGTGCATGGTTAGCACGGGTGGTTAGGCTGCTTCTTCTAAAAGCTCAGGCCAGAGGTTCTTCCAATCAGAGCGGAGTTCTTTTCTTGTGATCTTTGAATTAACTGCTTTCTCGATTTGCACGCATCTGAGAGGCGGGATAGGACGATCACCAGTAATCCACTGATTGACTGTTGGTGGTTTCACGCCAATTGCTATTGCAAGTGCGGTTTGCCCCCCAAGAACATCACAGGCTTTTTGCAGAGAAGTGTTTTTCATGTGCTAATAATAGGTAATGCCTAATTATATGTCAATAGGCATTGCCGAACATTAGGTAATAACTGATATGTTCCGATGATGATTAAAGGTGAAGAACTTGGGAAAGCTGTATCTACAGCTCTGGACAAGAAAAATTACAGAGGCGTTAAGGCTGATCTGGCACGCGCATTGGGTGTCAAGCCGCCATCACTCTATGACCTCATAGATTACGGACGCATCAGCAAAGACAATCTAAGTAAGCTATGGAAGTTCTTTGAAGATGTTTGCGGGCCGGAGCATTGGGGATTGGAAAGATTTCCGTGGGGGGATGCAGATTCTATTATGGTGCCATTGGTAGATTCAAAGCTATCAGCCGGCAGTGGATCTATCGTTCTATCTACAGATGCCAATCAATCGCTTCACTTCAGAGAAGATTATCTTCTTAGGCGCGGTGGTCGATCAGGCCAGTTCGCTTTATTCAAAATCAATGGTGATTCCATGATTGATGTTGGAATCATGCCAGACTCTATTGTGCTTGTTGATATGCATCAAAGTCATCCAGTCAACAATGGAATATTTGGTTTTTGGATGGGAAATGAATTCTGGGCAAAGGAATTAATCAAGCATCCAGATGGCACCTGGTGTGCAGTCTCACATAATAAAGATAAGAACTATCCAGACATTGAAATCAAAACTGAGGATAGCGGGATTATTGGTCGGATACTTTGGTGTGCATTTGATATATAGGAGATATATATGGAAATTCCAGACGATGCAAAAAGATATATTAATAAATACAGAGCTTCAAATGGCATTGTAGATTTTTATAGATTTTTGAAAATCCCTAGAAGTTCTAGTCTCAGCGAAATTCGCGATGCTATGGCAAAAAAAATGACTGAGCCATCACCAGGTTTTCAAGATCAATTTTTAAAAACTCAAATGCTATTACTGGCCGCAAAAGTTTTTCTTGATGAAGACAAGAAAAAAGAATATGACTTCTCCATTAATCAAGTAAGTATATTTACCGCTACATTCATTATTTTAATCGATGCAATATTGTTCTTCATAATCCCTACATTATTTTATTCTTTTGCTGCTCAATGGAATTTCTTATCAGAAGATACAGCACATGGATTATTGCTAGCCTTGGCTACCATGTTTATATCATCTTTATCTATTTTTGCGTTCCAAGGAAATTATTTGGATTTAGATATACATAAAAAAATGAGTTTGTTTTTTCCTGCGTTTGCAGCCACCTCGGTTTATTGGATTGTATTGGTCGCATCAGAGATATCTGATGGTTATGGCAGAGGTAATGTAACGGCAGTTATATTTGGCTTAATTATATCGATAGCTATTTTATGGAAAAGAAATCTTAAATATATACGCCACGATGAAAAATAAAGGATGGGTAGAACAGCCTTGGTTTTCTAAATAAAAATTTCGGGGGAATATTATGTCTGAGCAATTGATGTATTACGTGGCTTATCCAGTTCCCGCAAAAAAGATTAAATCAAGACTATAAATTGGTGGCAACTATGTTAATAAAACGAATTACCATTGGGTTGTTTCTTTGTTGGGCTGGATTGATACATGCTGATACTAAATTCTCAAATCACGATCTAGATTGCATTATTGATGCCGCTGAAATTTACGAAAATAAAATATCATCCGGTTATGATCAAGATTTGGCAAGAATTGAGCAGGTAATTGATGAGCACCATTGCTATGGAGATGTTGTATCAATAGATAATGCAAAAAAAATAATAATCAAAGAAAGAGAAGCTATAGAAAAAGAGAAGGCGAATATTTTTTGGAAAGATATTTTTCAAATATCAATTCTAATTATTTTATTTGTCGTAATTTTTTCCTTATTAACCCCATGGCGATGGAATGTCCGCACAAAACTATCAAGGACTATTTGGGTTGTTTCCGCAACCTGGATTATCTTTGTAATATTACGATCTATTAATAGCTATGAGATATTGGGATTTAATTTAGAGAAATTTAATAGTGACTATTTCATTTTAAACCTTTTGCTTCCTCTAATTTTAATTGGGTTCTTCATAAGGGCATATGTTTGGATTAATTCGGCGCAAAAAGATAATAGTCAATGACAATTAAATCTATTCTCAGTTTAATAGTAATCAGCCTGACATTCCTCCCCCTCCCATCATACGCTGACCAATACGGACAAGTCGTAGGCGTATCAGACGGCGACACGATTACGTTGCTTACACCAGACAGGACTCAAGTTAAGGTCAGGCTGGCAGGAATAGATGCACCAGAAAAGAAGCAGGACTTCGGCGACAGGTCTAAACAGTCATTATCTGATTGTGCTTACGGCAAGCAGGCCAGCATCGAGGGTGACAAGATGGATAGATACGGACGCACCATAGGTAAAGTCATAGTCAATGGCACTGACTGCAATCTCAGGCAGATACAGCTAGGTATGGCTTGGCATTACAAACAGTATCAGCGTGAACAGTCGCCAGAGGATAGGACTTCATACGCTGATGCAGAGAATCAGGCCAGATCATCAAAGATCGGCTTATGGTCAATGTCATATCCGGTAGCGCCTTGGGAGTTTAGGAGAGCTAGATAACTGTTGTTTTCCAGTATTAACAACAGAATAATTAGGCGTTAGCTAACAATTATCGTCAGTTATTGCTAAGAAAGTATTGGTTATTTGTTAGCAACAAGCTAAACTTCCATCCCGAAGTACCGTCATACACATTATCAGTAAATGCATAACTGGCTGTGTAACTAGGAGAACAATCATGCATAAAAGTAATATCAAGCCACATCAGCTTGTATTACGTTGTTACGCCGAGAAGAAAGGCGATCAATGGCAAGCATTTTGCCTTGAATTCGATCTCGCGGCACAAGCTGAATCATTCCCAGAAGTTAAAAAGCGTCTTGAATCCCAAATTGGCACATACGTTATAGATGCGCTTGTTGGAGAGGATAGAGAGTATGCTCACCAACTTCTGAATCGTCGTGCGCCTTTAAGTAAATGGGTCAAGTTCTATTTTTATCGCGCAATTACCCCCATTTTGGCTGTATCAAGAGCATCAAAAACACATAAACCTTTTTGTGAGCCAGTGCCTCTTGTACCCGCTTATGCATGAGCGGAGTTTTTTATCCACTCACCTGCAAGCAGGTTCAGACTATTCTTAAAAATTTAGAATTTAAGCCAACTCCACAAGAAGGAACATCTCATGTGCACTGGAAAAAAATTAAGGATGGTCGGTTATATAAAGTCACGGTAGACTGTCCAAAAGCTCCGTTTTCTCAAGACTTAGTATCATCCATGGCTAGACAAGCTGGAGTATCAAAAAAAGAGTTTTACAAGAACCTCCACTAAAATACCCGCCCCGGCGGGTTTTTTATTGCCCACCATTTAATCACCCTCCACTATCAGCCTCTATCAGGCCACCACCACGCATATCCACATCGTTATCAACAGATTTTGTGGATTAAGCAAATCACCTCCCCACTCCGCAGATGGAGTATATCAAAAATATTAGGCATTACCTATTGACATATTAGAAGGCATTGCCTAACATTACTCTATGCACTAACGAAACACCGCTTCAATTGTTTGGTAGCTGGAAGTAACTGTCGGAACACAGGCAGCCAGAGCGAAGCCCCAAGCAAGCGTAGTCTGATTCGGTGATTACATAAACAGTATGGAGACTGTCATGCTCAATTTGATGCAACAAGGATTAGCAGTTCAGCAGGAAATTGTTGATGCTAACAACGTCATACCATTCCCCTCCTTCGAGCGCGCTAAAGAGCTGCATGCTCAAGGCAAGGTTGTGGTTCACAAGCCAGAGGAATTGCGAAAGTTCGTTGAGCGTACTGATGATGATTTCTTCGGTGGGGATGCCGCGTAATGAAAAAATCTGATAAAAAAATAACTGCTTTTAAAGGTTTTGATAAAAACCTGCAATGCCGCAAGTTCTCTTTTGAAATAGGTAAAGAGTTTATCCACAACGGGGTAGTTAAAGCTTGCAAATCAGGCTTTCACTCCTGCGAATACCCACTTGATGTTTTTGGGTACTACACACCAGCCGACAACCGCTTCGCCGTTGTTGAAGCTTCCGGCGAAATCTCACGAGATTCAGAAGACAGCAAGATTGCTTCTGCCAAGCTGTTTATTAAAGCAGAGATTAAGTTGCCAGAACTTGTGCAATACGCGGTGGAGTACATATTTGCAGGTCTTAAAAATGATCGCAAAGCCTCTGCGCATAAAGATGAAGAGAGAAGCCTAGCCACCAATACTGGCTACCAGAGCGCCGCCACCAATACTGGCTACCATAGCGCCGCCACCAATACTGGCGACCGTAGCGCCGCCACCAATACTGGCAACTATAGCGCCGCCACCAATACTGGCAAC